TCCTTGGATCTGTGCCAGCAGCCCGGCGGCGCTGGTATGTGCGGTGGCGAGTGCCTCGGCCACGTCAGCCTCAATCGTGGCACTGGCCGGATCGAGAGCGGACAGCGCGGCTTTCTGGCCCGCCTCCCAGTTGGCGATCTCCAGTGTGGCCAGACGCAATGCGGTGCGGCGTTCGAGGATCACGGCGATCAGCTGGTCCAGCGACAGGCCACGGGCCTGTGCCTCCTGGGTGAGCAGCGCAACCTCGCCAGCCGCGCGCTGACTGGCGGGCTTGGCGGCAATCTCGGCCTTGAGGTCGTATTCAGCGAGCTTTCCGGGGTCGCCGGTTGGCGCGATGCGGGCACGCAGCTCCGTGGCTGCAGCCGTGATCAGGCGGGCGGCCTCAACCTGGATGGCGGCGCCCACGGCGGCGGGGCTCGCCCCGGCCTGGCGGGCCTCGGCTGGACTGGCGTTCACGACTACGCCCGAAGCGACGGGGACTGAAAGCAGCATCATAGGGTCACCAATGTTGAAAGAACATGACGGGGGGTCGTCGCCCCAGCGGCGACCGCCCACATCACCCGCCCGGCGAGGGGAGCGCCGGTCACGGTCACCCCCTCTATGGTCAGCGCGCATGGGCTGCCTGCCTCGAGCAGGGCGGCAAAATGATTGGTTGGGAGCGCTAGCTCGCCACCGCGCAGGGTTAGCTCGCAGATGCCCGAGTAGGCGCGGTCATGCCGCGAGATCGCGACGATCTGGCAGTCCGAACCGATGGCAGCCGGGTATCCGGTGGCGTCCGGAATCACCGTCTTGATTCCGCGTAACACGAGACTGCCACCGTTCTCGAGGCTGAACGGCGCAAGCTGCCGGGTGGCGCCGCCCAGCGGGCCGCGATTAAACGTGAGCGCCCGGAGCGGGCCAGGCGGGGCGGTGAGCACCAGCCTGCGACCATCAATCCGGGTGCTGTAGGGGAAGCCAGCCGCGTAGGGGACCTCATAGTCGGCCAGCAGGATCACCGTGCAGACCCCGCCAAACGGTGTCCGCGCGAGCGCGGCATCCAGCGAGCGTAGTGGCGCCTGTGCAGACCCTGCAGCAGTATCACTGCCGACAGCCTGATTGACGTGCACCGTCACTGCCAGGCTGGCCTGACGGGTCGAGAATTCGGCCTGGAGCGCATCGCGCAAGGCGATGTGCGCAGCGTTGGCCCCCTCAAAGCTGGCAGCGCAGGCTGCCAGGCGATCAGAGGCGGAAATAAGGGCGGCCATGCTCATGCGGCGACGGGCTCCAATTGATTGAGGCGGGTGTGGATGAGGGCGCGGTCAGCCAGGCTGGACAACGCGAAATTGAACAGCTCGTCATCGGGCGCGGCCACGATGACCAGGCCGTCAGCGACGCGACGCAGATCAAGCACCTGGTCGAGCAGGTATTCGATGGTGCCGGTCTGGCGCGGGGTGACGTCGGTCCCGGCCCAGAGGCAGATCAAGCGGTTCTGGGCGTCAAAGAAGCCGACCTCACGGACGGCGATCACAGGCGTGGCGGGGGCAGGCGGGAACGCACAGGTCACCCGCCAGGCGCGCGCCTCGATCTGCACGCGGGTATCGATAGGGCGGCGGGCAAGCTCCCGGCGCAGGCCGGTCTGGGCCGGGTTGGGCACATAGGACGCACCCAGCCCGTCACCCAAGGCGACGTGGGTGATCGCGACGGCCGAGCTGGTCCCGGCTGCCAGTGCGATCAGGCTTTCGCCCAGATCTGTGATGATGGTGGTGTGTTGGCTCATGCGGCTGCCCTTTGAACGTCGTGGGTGTGGCGCCAGATGGCGCGATCACGGCAGGCCGCGCGGATCGCGATGGCGGCAGGCGCGGCGTGGGTTCGGGCTCCCGGCTCGATGGGTGCCCGCTCGACCGCGCGTTCGCGAACCCCGGCCCGCAGGGCGATGGGCGCTGGTGACAGGCACTCCCCCACCCGGACGGTGAAATGCACCCGTGCAGGGGCGGTGACCGACACGATCCCGGAAATCAGGGCGACCAGAGCCGCGTCAACCGTGCCACCAGCACCGATCACGCCATCGGCGTAGCAGTCGACGCGGCACGTGAATGGTTGGCCAGAGCCGCCCGGTGCAAACCATTCGATGAGGTCGGTGGCAAAGCCCAAGGCGCCAAGGCTGGCGCGGACGGCGGCAGGGGTTCCAGCCAGCGCATGGGTGGTCAGGCTCGATGCACAGACGGCCCGCTTGACGTCCACCGGCCAGTCATCGCGCCAGACATCGACCGACAGGCCCCAAGCCAAATGGCCGAGCAGCTCGGGCGGGCAGAGCGCCGGGCTCCAGACGGACGGCAGCGGCGGCAGATCGAGCCGGACGGCCTGTTCAACAGCCCGTTCAACGCCGGTTGAATTGGGCGGCAGGAGCGAAACGAGCTCAGGCATCGCGACCTCCTGGGGCCAGCGTGACGGATGTGATCTTGGGGGCTTGATGGACACCGAGCAGCACATCGGCAGCCGGTTGGGCGAGGGTCACGCGGTGGACACCGGATTGATGCAGGGCAGCCATCAGACCCGAGCGGGTGATGTCGCCCCCAAGGCGGCGCTGCGCGTCGAGATAGGCATCGAGCGCGGCATCGACGGCGGCCATCACTGTGGCCGAAGACGGGCCTTCCATCAGGACAATCGTGGCCTCAATCGCCACATTGACCAGACTGGCAGGCACCACATCGACCTGATCGGTCAGAGGCCGGACGGTCTCCGCATTGACCGCAGCCAGCACGGCAGCCAGCACGGCCCCGCCAGGCGCGCCATCACCAGACCGGGCCAGCACATGCAGGCGGACAACACCCGGTGCTGGCGACGTCACGGACACGTCCTTGACATCCGGATGGGCGGCCAGGGCATGGGCCACATAGGCCCCGCGTGGCCCGGCCACCGACATGGCATCTGGCGCAAGCTGGATGCGGCGTCGCAGATCAGCGTCAGCTTCCATCACCGGCTCGACTGGCGGAACGGAGGCCAGATTGCCCGCCACCAGCATCAGCCGCCTGACCCCGAACAGGGCGGCCAGATGATCGAGATCGGCGCCGGTCGCAAAGGCCAGCAGCATGGCCCGCGTCCGGTCGTTCCAGCCCTGCCGCAAGACATATTCGTCCCACGCATCGCGCTGGAGATATTTGGTCAGAGGTTCCATTTCCAGAGCGAGCACCCCGGCAAGCTCTGGGGCCAAGGCCAGCAAGGCGTCTTTCTTGCGGGCATAGATCGCCTCGGCATCAACCAGCGGCAGGGCCTCAGGCGGCGGCAGGGTGGACAGGTCGATCACAGCGCGACCTCCCCGAAGCCAGCGCCGTCCTTGCCGGTCCAGTGCAGGCCGAGCGTGACACCCGTCGCATTGGCGTCCAGCACCTGCACGCGGGTCAGCCGGATGCGCGGCTCCCACCGGGCGACCGCCTCGGCGGTCGCCGAGTAGATGTCGAGCAGGGTCTGGCGGTTGACCGGGCGACCCATCAGATCAGCCAGGCGCGAGCCATAGGCGCGGCGCAGCACGCGCGACCCCACCGGCGTCGACAGGATATCGCCAATCGACTGGACGATGTGGGCGCCGCTGTCGGCCAGCGCGGCCCCGGTGGTGCGGTTGGTCCCGATCATTGGGGCGCCCCAGACTGGGCGCCGCCCGCTTGGACCTGACCATGCTTGTGCGTTTTCAGACTGATCGAGCGCGCCTTGACGTCATCGCTGGCGGTGACCTTGCCGGTGACGTCGACATCCCCGGTGATGGAGACCGCACCGGTGATCGTCACCGGCCCGGTGATTTCGATGGCCCCGCCCTTGATGACCATGGTCACGCCGCCCAGGTCGATGGTCGGGTGGGCTGCGTCGGCGGCAATCGCGCCTGCTGAGGTCGGCACCGAGCCGACCACGAAGGCCCGCGCCAGATCGCCCGAAGGCGACAGCACGGCAACCTGCTCACCCTGGCTCGGCATCCAGTGGGCCTTGATCACGCCGGAGCGGATTTGCAGCACCGGGATCGGCGCGGTCTCGATGCCGCCGAG